GGAGCGGCGCTTACTTTGCGCCCTTCACGTTTCCCGATGTCTCTCCAAGTCCGTTGTCCATCGCCGAAGCAATGTGTGAAGTAACTTCCTCGAGGTTGTTTGAGTCCAGTACTTCTGCTATGAATAGCTCCTTATTGACCGATTTACCCTTGGCCTGTGTTCGCAATCGGCAATTGAGATAACCGTAGTATGCCAACAGCGGCATTGCCGTGAGTGGATCTCCCGACATGTATTTGTCAAATTCGTCAAGCTTAATTTTTTCGGCTTGGCTAAACATACGCAAAGCGTTCAGGGTCAAAAGGCACTTTTCCTTTTTGTCCAGGATATTGAGTTCAAACTCTCCTCGTAAAGTATTCATTGAAGAAGATTATTTAAAAAAAGGGGATGGGCAGAAGCACCCACCCCCTCATAGTATTACCAATAATTCAGACTTAGCTCTCAGTTACCTGATTAGTCTGCTTGTAGAGATCGCCATAGCCCTGCAGAGTGCAGCTATATGTAGCGATATCATCAACACCACCGGTCATCGTAATTGAGCTGATCAAGGCTTGACCTACGTACTTCACAGTAGATTGATCGTTGCCTGTAGATACATCAGTATCGAATTCGACGTGGACGTACTGTTGCTTACGAGCTACATCGGTCAACGTGACAGCAGAACCGGTGGCTGCAGAGATATCAAGCAAGCCGTCGATACTCACCGTCCAGCTCAAGGAACCGGAAGCAATGAAGTTTGTAGACGAGCCAGAACCGTCACGAGCAGCAACCTCGTTAATTGTGTTGCTTGCTTCCAGAGACGTGCTTGTAGCTGCAGCCAACAATACACGATTGTCTGAAGTGTCAGCTACAGTAAATGAGCCAGAAGTACCACTGACTGTTGCAAGGCCGATGAGTTCGCCTGTGCTTGTTACACAATAACAATCGTCTCCAGCTGAAAGTCCAGCAGCTGCGATAGTGGCATCGCTGACGTTCGTGTAGTCTGTAGAAGACGATGTTAACACCTCGAGAGGTGAAGTGATCCCGGGTTCAATGATGAAGACCCCGAGTTTATTTGATGAAATATTTGCCATTTTTAGGGAAGGAATTCAGGATTTCTGTTATTTTTTTTCAAAGCATCGATCAGTATGCGCATGTTCAATGCGATGCGTATCGTTACTCCTCGATTCACGCTGCTATATACTTCTTGAAAGGGAATCTGGTATTGAGGATCCATCTGTCTTGCAGGTGTTGCAAAGAAGTGAACCCTCCAGCCGGCACCGCCCTTTTTACTAGGGCCACGCCGAGCGCCACTGGGACCAACCTGCGCACCCACACGACCGCTTCGCTTATCTTGATACTTGCGTATACCAATAGACTTTGCCATCTTGCCGGTACGACGTTGAACACTGAACGTGTACATCTTATTACGCATAGCTGCCTGCCAAGGCTTTACGGCACTCTTGCAGGCATCTATAATAAGCTTTTCACGATCTTCGATACTCGCAATTCGCAACATCTGCTTCTTGAAGTCCGCAATGCTCTTCGCATCAAATTCTATGGTACTCTTGAAGCTAGGCATTACGAAGTAGGAGCAGGGTTTGCGATGTGATCAACAGTAGTAAGGTCATCTCGAGCTTCGGCGCGAATCATGTAGAGTTCACGTCGGCCAATGATGTGGATGTCGTAGATGTCCCAGTCTGCACCGTCAAATCGGATAACATCCTTGTAGTTGGGACCACGGTTGTTGCCCACACCATCATTACCAAAGTATCGACACTTCAGCTCGATTTTTACCTTACCTGTGGTTTGGTTGTTCAGCTCTTCCTCTGAGGCACCAGCCGAAGGAGAGCCGATAAACTTTACGGCAGCCCAAACGTCACTGCGAAAAGCAGATAACGAAGCAACACGATCACCATATGCGTTGACCGTGTAGCTGGGTTCCATGAAGTTTACCCTGTAGTTAAATAACCCCGCTCTCATCAGAATTTCTGCATAGAATTTAACAGGCGCTCAACACCCATCTTAACTTCGGTAGTAACCTGACCAATCACCTCGGACTCTCTTTGGTTATAAAAGTGTCCCGTCAACAAAAGCACCGCCTGGCCAAACTGCTTTGGCAACGAGGCAAGTGTCTCTCCGCCCGAGAATGAAATCTTATATGTTTCTTTGTCAGAGTTGCTATTGATGTCGCTAGGGTTGAAATCTACGAATTCCAATAGAGCGGGGTAGACATCGCTTCTCAGCCGATAGTTTGCGGCTGGTACATCTGCATACGTGTTGTCTTTAGTATAGTACTGTACAGATAGACTGGTGGGTGGAGAAGCGAGTCCAGTGATTCCCCTAAAAAATACCGGGTACTTCGCTTCATCTTCATGAAGCAAAATAGTAAATGCATTCGTTGCACCGATATTTCTATTTGATAGAGCAACACAGTAATCAAGCGCAGCATTGATGTAATACGCAAGCACAGTATCTTCAGCACTGCCCAGTGACCGAACGTGGTACCGCGCAAGCTCGATACTGAACAAGTCAGTATAATCTAAAGCCGATTGAGTTTTGCTTACTATCATAGGAGTGAAAAAAGGGGCCAGGCCATTTCCTAGCCCCTATGAAAAAAATATATCTTAGTTTACGTTCTCCATGCACTGAACACCTGCAGCCTGGATGATATTGCAATCGGCATACATAGAACCGATGATGCGAACCACTCCTTTGTGCGCCTCAGTGTATTGATCCACGAGGATTGACATTCCGCCCCACTCAGCACATACTACGTCAGCTGGGTTCAACATGTAAACATCTTCGTCCGCTACGAGAGTAGAAACTACAGCTGGGTAACCCATGATGGTGTTGAAGCTGTCAGCCGCGAACAAACCAGAACCAGCATCACGAGCTGCAGAACGCAAAGCGCGGAATGCAGTTGGATCGGTGAGGAACTTGATGTTTTCGAATGGAACGTCAGCGTTGCGCAACAACTTTTCCAACTCGTATGGTACGTCTGTTGTAGCAACCAATGCACCCGCAGCCTCAGCATCTACCTTGGTAACGCCTGCTGAGAGTTTGCTTACGATGTGAGCGTTGTACTGCTGCTCCAAGCCACGACGGATGTCTGCTGCGAGGAAAGCATCCAAGTCAAAGCTGTTTTGAGCCAACAACTGCTGAGTCACTTTCGTGTGAGCTGCGAGGCGCTCGGGAGAAAGCGATACAGCAGTCAAAGCGATGTTTGCGGAATCCACAGCATCGGCTTCGTTTGTAGTCTTCGTGCCGGCCAAAGAAGTTGACTGTACTGGGATAGAGATATCACCAGTTACGCCTGTGATGCGACGGATACCGAGCTTATCAGCGATGGTCACTGGACGGTACTTAGCAATCGCACCGAGGATCTCAGTTTCGACACCTTGATTGACAGCGGCTGATACGTTTGCTACAGCCTCTGTTGCCATTGGCACGGCATCGGCACGGAGCAACATGGTTGGGATGTGTACACCGGCACCACCTGCAGGTACAACACCTGCTGCGCGGAACTCCTGCTCTGCTTCTTTTGACATTTCAGCTTCCAGGCCAGTCAAGTGACCGTTTGCTGCTTCTCGGATGGCCTTACCCAAATTGAACTGGGCGCGAACCTTTGGGGTAGAATCCCCCATGCTCTGCACTACCGCAGGAGCCTTTTTCTCTTCGTTCATATTATCTTGAGAATTTGCGTTTTCTGCGCCCCGTACATTATGTTCTTCACTATCTAAAGTGGCGGGGGCTTCCACTTCTTCTAGCGTTACGTTTCGTTCGTCTTCTTCTTCTTCTTCTTCCTCTTCCTCTTCTTCGCGCTCTTCCTCTTCTTCTTCCTCCTCCATCATCTCTTCGCGCTCTTCCTCTTCCTCTTCTACTGAGTCTTGCTTTTCTTCATCCATTTCCTCTTCCATCTCCGCATATGCACGCGACTCTTCTTCAAGCTCTTCCAATTCTTCTTCGACAGCAAGCGCCTCTTCCATTGATCGCAATGCGACCTCTGTTGTGTCGTATGCGCCTTGCGTTGTTGGGCTGACGTCATACAGAACATTTACTGAATTGATTGTTCGGAGGTTGAGTCCGTCATCGCGCTTTTCCCAGCTATCGTCTTCGATAGTAAAGCCAAAGCTGCTTGTAGCGACAATGCCTTCGCGGATATTGATTGCGAGGTCTTTTGCGTATGTTTGCTCTCCAAGTTCAAACCGGTATTTAAGTCCATTTTCATCAACCTCTAACTCCAGACCTTGCCCCATACGGGCCAAAGGCATGTTGTAGTCGTGATTGAACAGTGCAACGGTTTGAGACATATCGGCATCATCGAACGCATGAGGTGCGATTCGTTCTGCAAAGCGGCCACCGATCGTAGTTTCTTCGTTGAAACGAGCAGCGTAGCCCTCTACGATAGTCTTACCATCTTCACTTGAACGAACCTCCATGTCGACGTTAATCGACCTTTTTTCTAAATTATTCATCAGAGATTCTCACTTTTTGGTTGATAGTTTATGTCCCTTTGGGAATAGATCCGTGTCGTGCTTACCGCTACGGAATCGTTCATTTTTTAATGCATAGAGAAAGGAGTTTACCCGAGCGTATGCCCAAGTCTCCGGGTTCTTTACAGAAGGTCGGACGGAACTGGGGTTGGTCTTGTATGCACCAACGCCTCGGTTAAACACGGCCTTGAGCATCCGCATCGTAGCCTTCTTGGTTGGGGAGCTAACACTTTCGTTGTGCTTCTCCATCTTGTTCTTCAAGCCTTTCTCTATCGCGGGTGTCATCGCCCGCTTCTCGCTTTGTTTATTGATAACGCGTTCACACCAGTTCTTCATACTATCCCCGCCCCATGCAGCGTACATGATAGAACCGCAAATATCCTTGCCCTTAGCATCTGTAAACTTGCCTTGATCGTATGTCTTTGCACGCGACAAAAAGGAGAAAGTCCTCTTAATCACTGACATCGAAAGCTTTTTGTTTTGCGAAATTTGGGTAGCGCGATACCAGCCGACGGGGGTGCCGCAGCTAGTACCGTTCTTTTCCTTATGCCGCAAAGCAGCTGCAGCTCGCTTACGAGCAGACGATGGATAATTGTTGAACGCCTTGGCCATTAAGCAAGGTTGTGTGCGGTAGTATTTGTTACGGCACCAGCCATGTTTGTGGCGGATACGCCAATCTTGTAGGCATAGACACCCTTGCCTACACGCTCATTCCAAACACCGCTTGCTGCAGTACCATCATTGGCTTGCGTCGCACTTGTGTCAAGCGCAGCATAGAGCGATCCTGAACCACTAGCCGTGATGTAGCGGATGTTTCCAGGCGCACCTGGCAAGGCAGCAGCGAATGCAGCGAGAAAAGCAGCTTCACCAGCAGCTTCATTGGCCACATCTGAAGCAGTGTACTGGTAAGTCCAGTTGGTTGCTCCACTACGGTCAGTTCCTTTTGTGCCGGTGGCTGTCGTTGAATCCTGTGGACGGGCGTTGTACACTTCTAAGTTGTAATAGAAATCAGCCATTTGTTGTATCGGTTATGTTAGCCGCGTAATCGTTCATGGACGATAGCGGGATCTGATTGATTTGGATATGGTGGTTGTCACCTCCATCTACCGGCGATAATCCTTCTTTCGCTCTGACCTCGTTGATCGAGAAGACCCCCGAAGCGAGGAGCGTTCGATAGAATTCCGAACGGCTTGCGCTATCCGCACGCAAAAGGCCGTCAACATTGAAACGGCATTGTAGATTTTGTTCTTCATTGAGAAGCTTTCTTTCGACCTCCAGCTCGATTCGTCGCACCCATGGCAGCAC